GGTGCCAACGGTGATATCCGCCGGCGTGCCGGAGCTGATGCCGGAGGTGCCGGCGTATTTCGCGAACCGGTAGGCGTCGATTTCCGGCGTTACCTGGGTGCGGATAAATTCCCCGGCAAGGGTGCCGAAGGCCATGCCCATTGTTTCGTCGTTGTCCATGACGTCCACCATGAAGGAACGCCCCCGGTCCTGTGTCAGCTTATAGGGCTCCCAGCCTCCGGTGACGGAACCGGTCACAAAGCCGGCGTTTCTGGAGTAATTTCCCAAGCCGTCCAGGCTCATGGTGTAAAGGTTTACGGTGTCAGAGCCGATAAACCGGACCCGCTCATTCGCGGTATCTAAAATAGAGGTTTTGGAGCTTGCTTTGTATACCTCGTCAAGAATTGGCACATAGCTTTTCGCAAGCTCGATTTGATTGTTATAAGGCAGTAAGTTTCTCCTTTCGATTTCAATATGTTTTCAACTAGATTCCCGCGCCCTTCCGGAACGCGTTGACTGGGCTTGATTCCACATTTTCGCTGTTCATTGGGTTCCCGCTGGAAAGCCCGGGCTGCTTGTCAAGCGCGCCGGCCGCCGCGGCCTTTTTCTGCGCTTCAATAAATTTCTTCTGATTGGAAAATACTTTCGCAAAATCTCCGGAGTGCAGAGCTTCTGCGTTTTCCGCTGCTGCTTCCGCGTCGTAGCCCAATTCCAGATAAGCGGCTTTGTAGGTTCCGATGGCTTTTTCTTTCCTGAGAGAGGCCAGCTCCTTTTCCATCTCCGCACGCTCCTCCGCCTCCTTGGCGGCCTTCGCTTCCTCGTCGCTCATTTTGGATTTCAGCTGTTTAGATAAGTTCGATGCCTCTGTCGCTTTTGCGTCGAAAACTTTCTTTTCCACAAACTGGGACATATCTACCGGATCTGGTAGATCCAAGCTCAGAAGTGCGGCAACTTTGTCCGCGTCGCTCATTTCAGCGAACCCCTTGATTTTGTCAGTTAGAATTTTCATCGTTGTACTCCTTTCGGGTTTTTTTGAGTGCTTCTCTGCACTGTGATGGGCTTGATTATCCTGGCATCTCCGCCAGCTTGGGATTTTTGGTTTCTCTACCAATTAAACGATCCCAACCTCTTCGGTGCGGGATTCGTCAATAACCTTTGTGTTGTCCTGCGAGCCCCATTTAGCTTTGATGTATTTCTCCGAATTCGCCACGTCCGCCACTGGATCGTTGGAAACCCCAGATTTCGCAAACGCCAGTTCAGGGCTGAAGCCCAGTTCCTTCAGATTCATAGCCGCCTGTGTTTTGACAAGAACGTTGGCCGTTTCATTTCTCACAAACTGAAGCTCGAAATCCGAAAGGTTAATATTCAAATCGGTTTTTCGGTTCAGAATATTGATAAATATTCTGTCAAACAGCCGGTTGGATACCCGGAATAAATCTCCGGTATTTCTCGCGTAGGTGTTTGCTTGTTCCCAGCCGTCCCGTAAAAATACCGCCTGCCCCGTGTCGCTGGTGGAGGAGCCGCCCTTTAAGGTAGATGGCATACCGCAGATAGTCAAAATCTGCTGGTACATGTTGTCCACCAGCACCTGGGTCTGGGTCTGGTCCAGTTGTTCGCTTAAAATTTTTAAATCCGCCTTGTCCTGGCCGACTGATTTCAGGAAAACCGCTCCTGCCTGGCGGATATACGCCGGGGTGACCTGGTTTCCGTTTTCGTCCTCTCCCAGCTGGCAGTTATAGAAAATCATCAGCGACTGCACAAACTGCTCAATGCCGTCCACGCGGTTCGACTGGATATTATTGATCTCGTCCAGCAGGGGAATAACGGCTTCAAAGGAACCCATTCTGTTGTTTTCGTACTGATATTCAATAATGGGGATTTCATGAAGCACGTTGTCAGCCTCCGAAAGAACTTCAATGGCTGTGCCGACAATAGGTGTACCGGTTACGACTTCTCCGGTCACGCCGCCGGAAACACGGAAATATTTTTCCCTGGTAAAAACGTCGAAAATAACCCGCGGCGTTTCCCCGGTGGAAATTACGACGTTTACTCCCATGACAGGCTCGTTTCCCGGGTTCCGGCTGTAGACCACAAAAGAGGAACGGGGGTCCAGGGCGTAAGCCCGGATAGGGCATTCCGGATCCTTGTATGGGGTAACGTAAATGATCCCCACGCCTACAGTATGGAACCAATCCGTTACCAGATTGTCAGCCTGCTGTTTTCCGCTCAAATACAAATACTCGTTTAGCCGCTTTACCTTTTCCGTGACGCTCTGGTTCTCTTTCCGGCTGATGTAAAAGGCCGGCTGGGTCAGGAAGTACCCGTTTTTGAACGCCACGATCTCGGAAGCGTGGTTCTCCACGACCTTATTGTTGATTTCCGGCCTTACCGTTTTAGTTCTGCTTAAAACTGGCTGGTCTCCCCGGCGGTACCAATACAGATAATCCATTTCCATCATGTTTTCTACATGGACGGAAAGCACATCGTTTAAAACATAGATCAGATTCTCGCTATTAATGTCCGTAATGGTGGTATAAATCTTCCTGCGTCCAAATAAATCCAGTTTTCACCTTCTCTCCGCAAACAAAAAGGGCCGCAAACAGAATACAATCTGTCTGCGACCCTATGGCCCGCTGTTCCGTCACCATTGCGACGGCGCGTTAATTCACTTTTTTTCTATTGATTTCAATAACAACAATGAAGCCTTTTTCCACTTTAACTTCCGCAACAGAACCTTTGTTGATAATTTTCTGTATTGCTGCAATATTCTGCTGAGTAAGTTCTCTTATCAGCGGCTTCACCTCGCGCTTCTGGTTACGGAGGTTGGATTCGAACCAACGATCTGCGGCTACTGAGACCGCCGAGCTGCCCATCTGCTCTACTCCGCGAAATCAATCCGGACAGAAATGATTAGCGACTGTCCGGACAGTGGGGAAAATTAAAAATGCTGAGAATGTAAATGCTTATTCTTAATCTTATTATACCAAATATATGGTGTTTTGTCAATCAACTCACCAATATATTGTGTTAAAACGGCCTTTTCAGCACACTGATCTTTGCACTTACGCTTTGAATCATATCCACCGCCATTGCCAGGCTGTCCACACTGTCATCATGCTTGTTTTTTCCCGTCATTTTAAAGCTGAAAACGTTCTGCATGAACTTTGTGTACTCCTTAGAGCGTTTTCCGTCCTCCAAAAAATAAAACTCCCTGATCTCCGGGGCCTTATCGAAAATCCGAACCTCCTTCGCCACGTTGTTCGGTGCCGCCCTGCTGGTGATATTAAGGCGGTATCCCTCCTGTTTCAATAGGGATTCCACGCCTTCCTTATAGCTGGCTGTGCTTTTATTAACCTCAAACTGGGCGGCCTGAACGCCGTGTTCCCGGATTTTGCTCACGATCAGCGGCTGGGTAATGTTTTTCTCTCCGTTATTAAAAACCACATCAGCTACATAAACACTTCCATCTGCATATTGGAAGCAGACCGGGGCACTGGTAAAATCTCCACCTCCGAACGCTGGGTCTACGGCCATAAAGACGCGGATAGGGGTCTCCTCCGGAAGCGTCCCGTTGTAATATCGCATATCCTGGGGCTCGAACAGCGCACCCGCCCGCTCGATTGGCTCTCCCATATACTGCGCCAGCCAGGAAGCCATATCGTTATTCCTTTCGAAAGAGGCTCTCCGCTGGTAATAGTAATCGTCTGAAAACCCAACTCCGTAATCGTAGCTGAAATTACTGTGCTCGTTTTCGTCTAACGCGGGAAGGTTGATGATTTCGTATCTCCGGCTTTTGAATTTTGTATCGTTTTGAAGCAGGTCCATGCGAACGCCGGCCGGGTCAATCATGGACCACCGGGTGCCGCACCAAAGAACCTTGGCGGTTTCCTTCGCTCTGGGCAGGAGATTGTTGTCCACCTTGCTCCAGGCGGCGATAAGCCGGTCTTTGTTTAAAGCCTCCTCAATGCCGCCGATCAGGTCGTCCGATACCAGAATTCCATTGCAGTCGCAGGCTCCGTTCAGCGTTCCGTACAGGGAACGGCAGGTGAGGGAGGGATATCTCTTTTTCCGGTCTAAATTAAAGGTTTCGTCTTTACTGTTGGTGCTCGCAATTTTTGCCGCCGGAAATACGTCGTGCCATAAATACGTGACCGGGTCATTGATGACCTCTAAACAACCGCTGTAAAACGCGGATGTAATTACATCTGAATAGGCGGAATACAAGTTGGAGCGTTCAGAATCCCGTCCCACCAGCCAGGTCATGAAAAACATCAGCATACTCGTTTTTCCCACTCTGGGAGGCATTGACAAAAACAGCTCGTCCAGTTTATCGTCCACCAGCTGTTGGAGCGCATTGGCGACCCGCCTCATAATCCGGCGGCGGGGGAGGTAGAACCGCTCCTCCGGCTTCCGGTTCCACTCCAGATAAATGAGATAGCTGTCAAAATCATCAGGAGCTAAAAGAAGATAGGTCTTTTTGTTCAGTTCGAAAAATTCTGAAACGCCTTTTTTGCCCTCGCGGATTTTTTGGGCGGTTACTTTCCGCAGCCATAAACACTCATTTTTTGCTGTCTTGTCCTGCTCATAGAGAGCCCTGGTTAAATCAAAATAATCCCGGTATGCCTGAAGCTGATCCGGTTCCTTTTCAATTGCATTTTTGATTGTGGACAGCGTTTCTATGTAAGTCAGCGTATCACCTCATGACACTATATATTGTGTTATATTATACCACAATTCTATATGTGGTTCAAACTGGGTGAGTTTATCCTGCTTTTTTCATAATTCGATACCATTGAGTGCGGCTGATCCCCAAACGCCTGCAAGCTGCGGAAATGCTTTCTCCTTCAGCTAATTCGTAAACCACATCTTTTCGCGGCCGCCCTTCTTTAAACTCCGGATTATGTTCTTTTGCATAGGATTTTCCAGCCATTGTACGTTCAACAATCATATCGCGTTCAAATTCGGCAAATGCCAGAAGTATAGTGACTAACAGCTTTCCTGTTGGCGTGTTATCCGCTCTACCCATATTTAAAATATGAACCGCGATTCCTTTATCCACCAGATCTCTGACGGTTTGTATTCCTTCAGGTGCATTTCTCGCGAATCTATCCATTTTTGTGACTACAAATTCATCGCCTGGCTTCAGCTCCGCCATTAGCACATCAAATTTTGGTCTGTCCATTTTAGTTCCAGTAAAGCTGTCAAAATATATATTTTTTTCTGAAACACCAGCGTCAATCAATAAATTTTTCTGGTCCTCCAGGCTGTTTCCTTTACTTGCCTGTCCTGTGGTGGAAACCCTCGCATATCCATATTTTGTCATTACTTATTGCTCCTTTCAATGACAATTTGCCCTTGAGGTCTGGCACCTGCCTTTCTGGGCTGCACAACAACTTCATATCCCATAACAGATAACATTTCAATCGCTTTATTAAATGTCATATTTTTACTGGCTAATCTAGCAGAAACATCCGTCGCTTTTTCTTTTCCGATACTTTCGGCCATTGCTTTTTGTGTAACGCCTTTCTCTTTCATGATAAAAGATATCGCTTCATTAATAATCACATTAATCACCTCTTTTTACAATCATATTATACTAAATATTTTTAATAATGTCAATATCGAATACTAAATTTTTTTATCTTTTTTGTTTTTGGGAGTGATCGTATGGTTAACTGAAGCTTAAATAAAATCATAATATCCCCCATAGGTATCACTAAATATGTAACAAAACTTAAAAGAATTGTTACATCTAATATTAAGAGAAAAATATCATAATTATTTTTATGAAAACACTTGACAATAATAATTATATTTAGTATAATCTAATTGTACCAAAGAAATGCGGTACAAAATACATACCCGGCAGGAGGTAGAAAGGAAATGCAAGAAGGCATGACAAACGACCAATTAAACACAATGTTGGAAACCATAGCCAAACTAATTGAAGCGCAAGCCAAAACACCGCAGGAAGCGGCGCAGATTGTACGAGATGCCAAAACAAAATAAAATAGGCTCCCTCGAGCCGTCCAAAGCACAGGGAGCCTAAAAGAAACAAGGGCGGCATGGCCTGCCACATGTCGCCTTTATTATACTACAAGACAAAGAAAAATAAAAGCCCCACCAATAAGGCGGGGCAAAATAATTTTAAAAAGATTTTGAAAAGCTATTGACATATCTATATAGATATGATATACTAAACATGTAATCAAGAGAGGCGGCGAGGTTGTTCACTTCCTGAAAAGGTGGTGAGACAATGAGCACAAGCGATGTAATTCTATTACTTAACTTTGTGGCCGTTGTTGTCTTTGGAGTTATCAACATAACGACAAAGAAATAACCGCCCCTACTTAGCGTAAAAGCGGCGATTTCTTCAAGTCTTAAAAACTTACAGGAACGACCGCTATTACCAGTAGCAAGCCGCCTTTCTTGTTTACAGTATATTACAAAAAGGGGGAAAAGTCAATGGCAAAAACCAAAGCAGAAATTCAACGGGACTATGAAAAGCGCACTGGATACGAAGCTCAAGCCAAGTATAAAAAAGCAAATACAAAACAAATTGCATTGCAACTAAATATAAAAACAGATACTGATATATTGAAAAAGCTTGAGGAAGTACCAAATAAACAAGGCTACATTAAAGCACTTATTCGGGAAGATATAGCCGAAAGCAAGGATTAATAATATAATTAGACAACAAACCGCTTGGATAAAACTCAGGCGGTTTTTTATTTCGCTTTATTTAGCCCTACAAGGCCGAATAAGGCGTTTTTTATTGTCCATAAAGAAAAGTATCGTTTTACTGCTTCACGGCCTTAAATAGCCTCTGAAAGCAAAACAAAGATATTAATTCAATTAGACATGCTTCTATTTTTTCCTACAAGCCCGATGCAGACGGTTTTATGCGATTTTAATATAATTCCATATCTTAATACAAAAAACGCCTTAAATCGCCACACAAACAAAAACCCGGCCAACTCCAAAACGGAGAAAGCCGGGAATTTTTTTATTTGAAGCGGGAAAGGGTAATAATAGCGCAACATTCATTTCTGTGGTCATACCATGCACAAGAATATCCATTGCAACCCATATTATGAAGCGGGCATAGTCGATAGTTATTAATGGGGTTCTGATCCACAGTCGTTTGATATTTGCTCGTTTGAAAGTCGTTAACCATAGTCGTTTTTCTCCTTGATAGTCGATAGTCGTTAATCTTCTGGTGGCAGAGCTTTTTGATACTGTTCTACCAGCTTATCCGGATCCGGTTCTTCTCCTAATGGATTATTGGGCGTTACAACTAAATCCTGCTGGTCTTTGTATCCAAACATATTCTTTCCAAGGAAGATACCAGAAGCGGGATTGATCTTCCCATTTTGCATATAATCAACCCATAATTCCTCTAAAATATCGATGGCTTTTTTAATCAAGTCGTAATGTGTATTACTACGTGTTGCACCTGTCTTCCACTGGTGGACAGTATCTCTATGTACACCCAGCCAATTAGCCATGCCAATCATATTGGGCTTTCTATCATTGTCAATGCAGTAGTTAAAATATTCTTGGATTCGCTTCTCCACTTGTTTTGGGTCTGAAATATCAATAGGAGGTAAGTCCCACGATACAAGCGCATGTCGTAAATAGCGAGCGTTGTCACCAGGTTCGACGTTTTCCTCTCCGAAGTTCTTTTGCGGGTTAGGAACCCAATGGCGTTTTTGTTTAACGATTTGATTGGTTAATTCGGTTTTTTTATTCTCTGTCAGTGTTATTACCTCCTATAAAATTTGAAATTATCATTGCGGTTAATGATGCAGCTTGTTCTGGTGGTATACCGTGTTTTACTAACTGCAAATAAAATAAAGCGGTTGCTTCCGCAGTAGCGCTAAGAGCGTTTATAAATTCTTCCATAATTATTTAATCCTCTTTTGTTTGCCTGTAGTTCGCTTATCACACTTCTCCGGCGGGCAGCCTCTAGGCTTACCGGTATCATAGCAATATAGGCAGTAGCGTTGCTGCCCGGAACCCTCAAAAGTTAGAGGTCTGTTATAGATACAGCCTTTACAGCTTTTTCTATTTCCGTTTTGTGGCCAGCCCAATGTCCTGAGCCTCCTTGCAGTAGAAGTCATCTTGTTTGTTAGTATGCCAGAAAATAGAATCCCCGGTCACATCACATTCGATATGGGAGAAAGGGCACTCTTTCTTATGCCTATGTACGCAGTCCTTGCAAGTGGTGTGCGGTTTAGGCGGGTCTTTGCTTGCCACCAGAACGGAACAAAGCAAGAAGCCTAACGGTGCGCCTAAAAAATAACCTAAAAGTAATAATTGCCAGCCTGCCATGATCATTCCTCCTTTTCAGGTTTCATAAAGCAAAGCCAGTGAGTGTTCATGTTTTTACCGCTTCTGTGACCAAACAGCGGTTGATAAGGAGACAGCGGCAAAATTTCCCGCAGCGGAATTTGAACCTCCGACCACTTAAAGATCAATACTCCGTCTCTCTCCAATACTCGAAAAGCTTCTTTAAAGCCATTTTGGATCATAGTTTTCCAATCTCCCTTTAGACAGCCGTATTTAAGTGCCGTCCAGCTTGTATCGCCAGCATTTGTCAGATGAGGAGGATCAAACACAACCAACTTATAGGATTCGTCAGGGAAAGGCAATTCCGTGAAATCGCAAACAGTATCCGGAGAAATTTCAATATAGCGGTGCGGGTAATATTCATGATAAGGGATAGTGCGGTTATCACAAAACTCCACATCTGGATTGTGTTTATTAAACCAAAACATCTTGCTGCCGCAGGCAATGTCTAAAATTCGTTTACTCATTTGATTCCTTCCTTTCACCGTAGCTGCAAAAGTCGTCTGCATCACATGGCTGTAATTTATAATTACACCAATAGGAACCGGTTCTGGCTCTAATATCAGCCGTTGATATTTCGTGCTTACAATCCTTACACCTAACTACGGGGACAGCGTCTGTATTTCGATGAAGTTCCTCCACCGCCTGATCTCTTTCACGCCTTAGGCGGTCAAGCTCGGATTCTAATGCTTCAATAGCATCGGCGGCGCTTTTTAGATCGTCCCAACCACAAACAGTATACGTTTTCCGCAACCTCTCAACTAATTC